TTAGTGTTTCTGTTGCTCTTGTAACTGTACTACCGTATGTTGGTATGTATGATGTAGCGTAGGATAAGTCTTCAGATTGTGCTCCCCAAACTAAAACCTCATCAAGAGTATTTCCAACCCCTCTAAAATCTACTGCATAAAAAAATGTTGCAGAAATATCAGTAGTATTAACTTCAAATCTTTGCCAATCTTCTGTCAAAGTAAAAGTGTTGTTAGTATTATCGTGTTTAGATAATAAAGAGATTGTTCCTATTCCACTAACAGTTCTTGCCCATATAGTCCTAGCATAGTTGGTATCTGTAACGCCAAAGTATCTCCAAAAAGAATCTTTATTAGGATTAGATATTTTATAAGCACTATTGCTACCATCAGGTGCAGTATAGCCACCATCTAAAGTTGGAGTAGTACCTACACTTCCATTAGTCCAAGAACCACCTTCAAAATCCTCACTATAAGGTATAAGATTAGTAGATGTAGGCTCTAACAACCAATGCCCATTCTCTCCATTACTATCATAGTTTATTCTAGCTAAATCTACATCTTCACTAAATGTAATGTCTTTTACTGATATGTTGTCTAATGAGCCAATGAAATTAGCATCAGCTTGTATGTATAAAATATCATTTGGAGTTGCAGAAGTTACTTTAACATTTCTTGTATATGTGCCGTTAGCATCTTCTTTAGGATAAGTTCCTACTGTTGTATTAGTTGGATATACTTGCACACTTCCATCTTCATAATTACTTATAGTAAAAGTTATTTTATAAGTTTTGCCTGATGCACTAGGTAATACAGATGATTGTGATAAACTTGAGTTGGCAGTTTGTGTACCATCACAACTAGCTACACCATCTTCTACACTCCAACCTGTACCTAAATTCCACCTATCGTTAGGGTCAACTTGTTGTACTGATACGTTGTCTATTGAACCTTCAAATGATGAATCTGCTTGAAATTTAAGTTGGTCGTTGCTTGTAGGTGTTACATAGTATGTATATGTATCTGTTGCACCAACGTAAGGTAAATTAAAAGTACCTGCCCTCAATCTTACTGAACCTGCCGACCTAACAACATCAAAAGTTATTTTAAATATACTTGTTAAATTTGGAAATACACTTACTTGAACTAAATCTGTTGAAGATGAAGCTACTCTAACCGCCTTACCATCTTCTATACTCCAACCTGCACCTAAAGTCCAATCACTATCAGTATCAAATGTACCGTTAGTAACTAACTCATCACCCAACTCCTCAAAATCACCATTAAGTACTAATTCAGGGTCAGTAATACTCTGCATATCTTGTACTAAACCATCAGAGTTTATTCTTGTAGCACTACTTGCTCTATCGAAGTCAAAGTCTGATGATACATCTACTATTGATACGTTGTCAATATAGAACTCTGTATTATGTCCAAATGCTCTACCAAAGTTGATTTCTGTGTTAGCTTTTACAGGTTCAGTTATGATAGTATAACTACCACTAGAAGTAAATGTAGTTGATACATCAGAGTTAGCTTCGTTTTTGTAAAAACATTGTGCAGTACCCTGAACATATGTTAAATCAAAAGTAATTCTTAAAACTACACCTACATTATTTGTTATATCTTGTTTTAACGGATTAAAAGATGTAGTTAATGGGTGGTAAGCACTACCACTAGACCATTGCCAATGTGTATTTGTATTTGCCCAACCACTTAAATCTGTACTATATGTACCATTAGTTACAAGTTCATCACCTGTATAAGTCTTTACAGAGTGTACCCTTGCATCAGAATATGCAGTAGGTGTAAGTAGTATAGATGCTTTGTCTAGCAACTCGTAGTTATCAATATCTTTAAGCACTTGCTTACTATCAGCAATATTCTCGCTATAAGTAGCACGACCCTTAACAGCCGACATTAAAGAATCTATTAGACTTCCTAATACTCTTTTACCTACTCTTATTGCTAAACTTAATCCTAACATATTATGATGTATATACTACCTCCATAGTAGCGTTAAACCTTACTGTTGTTTCAAGTGCTGTTGACGGCGCTACTGTAACTATAAGAACATCACCCGCTGCAAACGTAGCACTACTACCTAAAGATGTAGTTGAGAAGAAGTCGGTAGTGGTATCACCTCCTAAAGTTTCACTCGCAGTATCGCCTAGTTGTGTAAGGTCGATAGCAGCAGAACTTTCATCAGAAGGAGTACCTTTATATACTTTAAAACCCACAGTCCTACCGCTTGTTCCTCCAACTAATCCACTAAAAGAGTTTACAAAACCATCTCTAGTGCAATATAGCTGTGCTTGTTGTAGTGCATCTTGTGCATCATTAGTAGGGTCAGTAACGACTGACGACCAAGAATAGGTAACGTTACCCCCATAAGCGGGTGCGTATTCATCCGCCCTTCTTACTCTATTTAAAAGTCCACTAACACGAACAAAATGAGTTTTCCTTAAATTGTCATCTTGCCATTGTAAAGCACCGCTAGAGTTTTTAGTAAGCACAGTATCATTACTAGCTGTACTAAAGCCTTTAGGAACGTGCAGTTGCGAATCCTCTAAACTACTATGTTCGTTACTAGCCATATTAAGATTTATATCCTATGCAAATTCCACTTGTCAATGTAATCGCTGTAACCTTTCCTAAGAACAATGTAGTTCCCGCAGGTACAGTTGTTTGTAGAGCATCTTCACCCGTACACTCATCAGCAGTAATACTAGCTATAACACTCTCCACAGGGAAGTGTAAGCAGTAATATCTTTTGCCTGTTTGTGCAGCAGTAGTGAATACCTCAACATCACCACTAGGAGAATGACCTACCATTCGCATTAACGATACATTATCATCTAAAAATCCTGTTGCCATTTTATATTATTTTATTTGTTTCTATCGTATGCCCAATTCTTTAAAGCAATATAATTCTTAGAGTAAGGGCATTCTTTACTCACATCCTTGCCTTGTGGTTGTTTAATTGCTCTTGCAATATATGCAATAGCTTTTCTTGCTTCAGTAGCATCGTTAGATGTCCAATCAGCCTTCTTCTTAGAAAGTAGTTTTAAGTTTCTGTTTATAGCATCTCTACCTAAACTAGCTTTCTTACTACATTTATTCTCAGACCATCTCTTTAGTTCTGAGTAACTCATATTTACAGACTTCTTATATTCTGTATATGTTTCATCAATCTCCTCTTGTGAGAAAGCGTTTTTAGCAGACTTAACCTCAGAAACTAAATCACTCATCATCTCGTTGATTAAATCCATAAGGTCAAGTTGATTCTCATCAAACTCATCATAAGCATCACCATCGTGTTCCTTTCCGCACATCCAATTACCATCGGGCATTTGATGCTCATAACCATCAGGACACTCTTTGTTTTCTCTAAATACGTTTTCTTCCTCTTTCATTAGTAGAATATTATTCCGTTCATCTTACTAGCTATGTCAGTATCAGGCATAGAGCTATCTCCATCCTTTCCATACAAAAGATAGTTGTTTACTTGGTCTTGATGAGTAATGTAAGCAATCATATCATCCAACAATACCTTAGCCTTTCTAAATGTGTCGCTTTTCATTTGATTAAACTGCTCTACATTTGCAGGGGTGCTAAAGTCAGAAACATTAACAACTAATCCTGCTGAGGTTGTATTGTATTGTATCTCGTTCATAACCTCAAACCTAACAAACCAACATAGTGCAGGTTTTAGGTAGTGTGTTAACAAATCAGAGTTAGCAGTTGTCAAAGTACCGTTATGGTTCTGTGTCTTTAACTCCTCAAACATATCTAATCCAAGCTCAGGCTTAATGTGTGCAAGTTCAGCAATTTCAAGTATAGCATCACTTATCAAAGCGGTATCTGTTGCCTGATTAGTAAATGAAGTTGATATAACCTCTGATGCTGTTACAAACTTGTTGTATTGTCTTACATTTGCCATATTAGTCTTGTGTTTCGTTTCGTTCTACTCTAATTGTCTGTCTGTCTGATAAGAGCATATGACCATCCTCAATATCTTCTAAGTCTTTATTAAGCATTGCTCTTTGCTCATTGATAGTCAATACTTGCTTAGGGTCAATGTCCGACAGGAATGAAATAGGTGGCTCGTAAGCAACTGTTAGGTCATCCGTATCAATTCCTACCTCAGCAGCAATAACTCTCTTTATAGGGTCTAATAAGATGTTAGTAGTATCTCTAATAACAGTTGACATAGCTAAGTCATAAGCTATTCTAATCTCACTACCCGTATTGTTCATCTTTCCTGATGATACGATACCACTCAAGGCGGGTTGCCATCTGTGAGCAGTAATTATGTTTTGGTCAGTTAACTTCTGTAAATCTAGGAAATCACCATCTTCCTTGTTGCTTATAATCTGAACGTCAGTACCTCTACTGTCCTCACCGTTCTTTACAAGGAATAATATCTTTGAGTTGTTACCACTACCCGTTAATGTATCTTTGGCAGTTTCAACAAACTTCTCTGCTTCTGCTTCACCAAAATCACCGTTAACGGTAACAATAGCAGAAGGACTAAATCCGTTCTTAAATGATGTGTGATTAAATTTACCAATCTCATAGTCTATTGCTATGTGTTCTAATGAAGCTACATAGTCAGGTAATCCGTAAAAGTTAAATGTACTTTCGTAATCCTTGTAATGTATGATAAATCTACTGTTAGAAATCTGTGGGTAAACAGGTATTCTCTGTGTTTTATCTTTGTTTTTTCTGTAATTAGTCCAATCAGAATTAAAGTAAACATACTTCTTGTTTTTAGCTAGTCTAGCTGTTGAAGCATCTTTATGATAGAAGTTTACACCACCCTCATATATAACGCCTTCTAGGTATGCGTTACCATAAGTATAATAATCGTCTGCTAGTTTTTTAAAGCAGTCCTTTAAACTTTCTCCGTTAGCATTAACATCTTCTATGAAATCAGATAATGATTCGTTAGAAGTCAAGAAACCACCACCCGTAGTGAATGTAGTTTTCTGTGCTAATACAGAACGATGTGTAGAAGATTGTCTTTTTAACTCAGCTAGATATTGTGGAAATAGATTGTCTTTTCCAAAAGGAATCCAATCTTCTCTTAATCTGTCTAAGTCTTTAACCTCAGTATCTACCGTAGGAGTAGATAGGTTTACAAAAGCATATTTAGTGTTAAAACTACTCTTTGTCTGAGTTGTCTTTAACTGATTCTTCTTGTGCTTTTGCTTTGGTTTTCTTTGGTTTTGCATCTTCTTTGCTTACAAAATTAGTAAATCCCAAGTCATAAACCTTTTTTAGTTCTGCTTGAGTTGCCTTAGACCAACTTACTTTGAAACCATCAAAAAAAGTTGTTCCTTTGTTTAGTTTAGATTTATACATAGTGCAAGTATAATAAAAAAAGAAGGAAAGGGCAAATCGCCCTAACCTATCCTTTTTAGTTAGTTTATGATAAAGCCATTGTTCCTGCTGAAGTGTTAAGAGTAAGAGTGTTAGCAGATACTCTTGGTAGCTCACCTGAACTACAAGTAATTGTAACTGTTACACCATTCTCATCACCTAAAGCAGCACCCGTTCCACCTTCAATAGATGAAAGAGTAGCAAACATTTGTACGTTACCTAAAGTAGAATCTTCTAAACCATACGCTTCAGAAAGACCGATGCAGTACTTGTTTCCGTCATAGCCTTGTGCTACAACTACAATATGCTCATTTCTCATTGATTCTAAAGCTCTTAGGTGAGCAGAAGAACAATTAGGAACATAAAAAGAAACAGTATGCTCAAACATAATAGTTCCACCTTCTTTTGAACCACTTGTAGATAAAGAACCCGTACCTTGTTTAAGGTCGAATAATTCTAAATCAGAAGCAGCAGTATATGAAACTGTATGAACACCTGAGTTATCAAAAGTTACAGCAGAAGCACCTGATACTAGACCGATACCTACATACTGCAAACCACCTCTGATTTCTAAATCGCTGTGTGCTATACTTAAATTTTCGATTGCCATTTTATTATTATTTAAAAGTTAAAAATTAAGGGGGAGTATTTCATCCCCCGTTAATTAAATTAATTATACAGCAATTGCATCAGGAGTGTAATACACAGCTAGTTTAGCATCTTTTAATGCTACACCTACCATATATGCTACACGGAATCTGTATGCTTTGTTGTCTTGTGAGTACCATTGCTCAACTGAGTTCTCATCAAAATCAGTACCTACAACAAAAGCATCTTGTGTAGTTAACATTGCTCTGTGAGTTTCAGCAGCAGCATTTTGACCGTTAATCTCAGCGTGGTCAGCAGCAATCGCTACATCCCAATCTCTACGAACTACTAAAGGAATACCTCTGTAAGTTAACTGAGGAACACCGTTAACCATTGCACCGTAACCTGCTGCTGCAAAGTTAGAAGATTCTAACGTAGAAGCCATATAGTCATCAGCGATGTCGCCTGACACAAAGTAAACGTGATTTCCTGCTTCTAATAATTCAGGAGAAGCGTTGTCATATAATTTCTTTAGAATATCTAAAGCGTTACCTGCAACTAAAGCAGCACCATCAGCTTGTGTAGAAGCATCTAAAGAGGCACTTGTTAGTGCAGTTGCACCACCTTCACGAGCTACTTGGAAGATACCATCATATATACCGTAGTTAACATCAGCTTCAGCAGCATCTGATAACCATAATTGACGGTTAAAGTCAGCTTTAACACCTTGTCCGATTAAGTCAAGAAGAATGTTCTTAACGATAGTTCCATCTATGTTCTCAAAGTCGTGTCCCGCTCTTAATACTTGACCTTTCATTTTATTGAAAAGCTCTTTTGCTCTAAACTCAATCTCAGCCTCAACTCTTGCAGGAGTAAGTGTGATTGTATCACCTTTTGCAGAATCAGAACCTGCTGCGAAAGCAACGTCAGAAGCGGCAACAGTAATTTTACCTAATTGATTGAATTTATCAATAACAGTAGTACCTTTAATGTTAGGTAATACCTCCATATATTGCATATAATCCTGACCCATAAATATAGGTTGGATAATGCTTTTGTTTACATCATACTGCTCAACAGTAGGTAAACTTGATAATGTTAAATTTCCCATTTTATATTATTTATTAATTATTTTAAAATTGATTTAGCAAAAGCATCCCATTTGTTAACCACAACATCGTTTTCGTTGATTGCAGGGTCAGAATCCACTTCTACATTAGTTTCAGTAGCTTCTAATTTCGCTAATTTAGCTTCCATATCAGCAACCTTGTTAGTCAAGTCAGCAATAACGCTTTCTTTTTCTCCAACAAGACCTGCTAATTCTTCTTTTTCTTCTGTTAAAGATTTAGCGTTTTCTTCAAGTTCTTCAAACTTGTTAACGATAACCTCATTGTCAGAAATAGAAACAGAAACTTCTTCAGCAGGAGTAGAAACTTCCTCTCCTTTAACAGCGTTTAAGATTTCTTCTTTAACACCGTTGAACCAAGTTTTTAATTCTTCAGTCATTTTAATTGATTTATTATTATTAGTTAATTTCAATTTATCATTAACCTCTTTTTCATTTACGTTTGTAAACTTAGATAGGTCAAATGAAGCTGCAACTTTCATAGGCTCTGTAATTGTATCTATAAAGCCATATTCCATTGCTTCCTGACTAGACAACCAAGTTTCTTTATCCATCATATCAGAAAGAGTTTCAAACGAAAGGTTTGATTTCTTAGAATATATTTCGATAATTTCATTTTTTATCTTGTCAAGTAAATCAGCAGTCTTACGCATATCTCCTGCTTCACCTGCCGATTGTCCGAAAGGATTGTGTATCATAAAGAATCCGTTTTCTGACATCTCAATGTTATCTCCTGCCATAGCAATGACAGTTGATATAGATGCAGCTAAACCTTCAATCTTAATGTTTACATATCCATTGTGAGAACGTAAAGTATTGTAAATAGCTAAACCATCAAATACACTACCACCAACAGAGTTGATGCGTAATGTGATGTCAGCAGTTCCAACAGCCTTTACTTCTTCTATAAAGTTTTTAGCAGATGTTCCGTAATCACCTATCTCATCATAGATAGATATTTCTACGTTATTATCCGCTTTATTTTCTATTGAATACCATTTGTTCATTTTGCAAATTTAATTATTAATAGTTAATATCTTTCGCAGAAATGGTCAAAACTACCTAATGTTGTAATCCTTGTTGTATTTACGCTTGTGCTTATAGATTATATTCTGTATAGTTCTCTCTGACACATCATACTTAATAGATATATCCATATAGGTATAAGTATAGTTGTTGTCATTCTCCAAGAGTATTCTGTCAAAATCTCTTATTATCATATAATCCCTTAGCTTTCTAGGCTCGATAAGACCTTTCTCTGATAGATGGTTCAGGACATTCTTAATTCCTGCTTCCTCAGAGTATCGTGCTTTGACTTCATTGTATATGATGTCTATGAACTCATCAACAATATCAGCACTATTCTGTCTTATCATATGCAAATATATTAAAAAGTAGCCTGACTTTCAATAGCAGATATTCTATTCTGCACATCTGTCATATCACTTTCTACGATTACAACCTTAGAACTTCCCATTCCTCCGCTTATTAATTGTTGTGCAGACCTTAGTTCACCACCCATCGCAAACTTCTCTCCACTATTGAGTAAACCACCATCAGCGAACTTAACACCATTACCATTGTAACTGTTTATTGCTGATAGCATTGGTCTAAACATACTTGTTGAACGTTTGTTGATAATTGCTTCACCACCTTCTGCTTCGTGTATTCTACCACCAACTCTAAATTTAACACCGCCATTAGCGTGTGATGCACCTTGAAACATACCGCCATTTGTAAGACCACCGTTAGCAAACTGATTACCAACCTCAACAGTTTCACCTCTAGTTGAATCAACATCACCTCCACCACCTTTAAGAGCCATTAAACTAGCTATAAGAGGAGCAACAGCACCCGCCATCATTGCCATACGAGCAAAGGCACTAAAAGGGTCACCTGATGAAGCTTGTTTTGCAATGGCTGATTGAGCAGATATAATACCTTGTATAGCTTGAGCTACGGATGCAGCTTTGGTTATTGCTATACCTGCTTTTGCAGCAGCAGAGTTCTCACCCATAATTTGACCTATTTCTGTAAGAGATTTACCAATAGCCATTGCGTTTTCTATGTTAGCTTTTATAAGGTCGGATTTAGCCTTTTCAGTATCTTCTGTTTGTTTTAAATCTGCTTCTCTATTTTTAACTCTTAAATTAGCTATTTTTTCTTCAATACCTATTCTTTGTTCAGCAGAAAGATTCTCTATATCTAGCATATTCTCAAGATGAACTATTTGTATATCATACAATCTGCTGTTTAGTTCTTCTTTTGTTTCTATTTCTTTGTTTGCAAAAGATGTTTTTGTAGCTAAAATCCATTCCTGCAATGTTAGTTCAGCTTGTCCTAAAGCTGTTGTAGCAGGGTCAACTCCATCACCCGCAGGTGTACCTCCCGTACCTCCCGTACCTCCTGTTGAAGGGTCATCCATCCCCATTGTAAGACCAAACTTTTTTGCAAAATCTTCTGCATCTTTTAATATCTTCTGACTTTCTGTTTGCAAATCTTCAAAATCTTGTTGATTTTTTTTCATTGCAACACTTGCAGTAGATAAAGCTCTTAAAGACACTTCACTACTTGTTTTAATTCCCTTAGAGCCTGTTACACTTATTAAACTAAATGGGTCGCTTAAATCACCTTTATCTATAAGACCTGCATCTTGCATAGATTTTTTAATAGCTGAAAATGCTTCTGTTGTAGTTTTACCTTCTAATTCAACCGCTAAATTGTGTTTTTTCTTTAATCTTAATGCTTCTGTGTCAAATTCATTTTGCAACCTTGTTATATTAGCATCTTTTTCTTGAGCATCAGACAAAACCTTACTTAACTTGTCCTCTTTTTGCCTTAACGCTATTCTTTTAAGATATTGGTCATTTGCTAATGATAACGATTTTTTTAACTCATCGTTTTTGGTTTTTTCTGCATCAAGCTGAGTAAAATAATTTGGGTATAATCTTTGCAATCTTTCTATTGCTTTCTTTCTTTTATCAGTTCCTTCTTCTAGTCTTGATGCTTGAATAGCTAAAGCGTTCATCTTTAACCTATCTTTTTCTAATTCTTCAGACATAGTAACCTCACTAAAAGAAGCAAACTTATTGAATAAATTAGTTAAAATATCAAGAGTTTTTTGTATTGAAGGAGCGAACTTTTCTACAATAACTATTCTTAGTCCATCAAGTGCTGATTGAAAACGAAGTGTAGCACCTTGTAGTGAATTAGCAATAATATCAGCCATATCTTGTGCTGCACCTGCTGATGCCCTAAATGATTCTGTTTGGCTTTCTATCTTATCAATATGCTCAATCATTGTAGATATAGCAGCAACCTGTCTTACATCAACAACCTTTAGCATCTTCTCTACATTTATTCCCTCATCTCTCATTCTTCTAAACTCCTTAACCATATCCGCACCTGAGTTTACAGTAAATCCAATAGACTTGGCTAAATCAGATGAAGGGTCGCCAAGTTTAAGGAATATGTTACGAAGTGATGTACCCGCGATAGATGCTTCAATACCTGCATCTGTAAGCACACCCATAATAGAAGTAGTTTCTTCTAAGTCCATACCTAGAAGTTTTGCAACAGGAGAAACCTTTGTCATTGATGTTTGAAACTTCTCAAGTGTAAGTGCAGAGCTTGTAAATGAAGCAGCCATTACATCGGCTACCCTTGCTCCCTCACTAGCATCCAAACCAAAACCTCTAATAGTAGAACCAATTACCGTTGCAGTTCTAGCCAAATCTTCACCTGTTGCTGTTGCAGCAGTTAATGCTGCTTCCTGTACTTTTAATACCTCTGCTGAGGTAAATCCAAGTTTAGAGAAGTTAAGCTGTAAGGCTGCTACTTGTTGTGCTGTAAAAAATGTAGAACGACCTAGTTTCTGAGCTGACTTATCTAGTTTTAAAAACTCTTGTGTATTAGCACCTGAGATTGCCTTAACCTTTTGCATCTCAAATTCGTAACCCTTAAACACTTCTACACCTTTTCTTAACTCAGCAGTTAATGCTTTTGATATTTTAGAAAAAGCCACCAATGCAGCAGTAGCTGCTAAAGCATTTTTAGCTAGTTTTTGTATTCCTAATTTTGATTCTTTAGAACTTTTACCAACTTTTTTAGTTGATTCATCAGCTTCTTTGCCTTTCTTGCCTAACTCCTCATAGTTGCCTGCTAACTTTCCTATCTCAACATTTAAAGCCTTAATATCATTAAGTCCTAGTATTTTAATTTTATGTACTGTTTGTTGCTTCTTCGCCATTATACTTGTTTTGGTAATTGTTTAAATATGTTGTTTATATCTGTTGATATTGATTTGTCAATGTCGTTAAGAAAGTGTCTTTCGTTGCTTCCTACCACTCTATTAATAAATCCTGTTCTATATGTATTATTAGAATACTCCTTGCTATTTTTTGTAGGAGTACCTTCTCTTGATATTGCTGCTGCAATTAAATATGCTATTCGTAATCTTTCTTGTGTTCCGCTTGGAAACTTCTTACTGTTTCCATTCTTATCCTTATCATCCATCCAATTCATTATCTCAGACACATCCCAATCAAAAGGTCTTTGACCTTCATTGACCTCTCTTACATAGTCTGCTTTAGATTGAATTATTAGCTCGACATAGTTATTGCCCTCATCCAATGAATAGTGCATAGTGTCGTGCATATGTCCTGATGCAATATGATTCTGATTAACAAGTTCTTCTTGTATTCTTTTTACAAACTTCTTACCAATGTCATTTATTGCCCTATCAAATGTCTTTAAAACGTTCTCCATTATTCTTTTGCTAATGATGCTTCTTTAATTATTGAGTTCTCTATCTTAGCTAAGTTATCGTTTAAATAACCGTCATAAGCTGAAAAGTGATATATGCTACCATTGTATGTCGGTATAGCTGAATTACCCAACTTGCCTATTTGGTCAAAGGTAAAATTGGTTGTAGCTATAACTCCGATATGCACCTGTGTTCCATTCTCTCTTATGTAAATCTTATCACCTTTTCTTTGTACTGTAATCAATAGTTTTTTTGTACTTGGCTGCCAATACCCTGTTGTCGTTACAACAACCTCGCTTGACGCTGAAAATCTAAGGTTGTATGATTCATTGTACCCTTCGCTTATTGACAAATACATATTGTTGTCATCACTCTTTCCTAGCAATCTAGTGTTCTTATGTCCTCTTACAGATATTGGTTGTATGTAGAAGAATAAACTAAAATCACCTGCAAGTGTGATAGCTGTATCAAGCGACATAAAGTCTGATTGCTCTTTATTAAAAAACAAAGGCACTTGACCGTTAACACCGCCACGCTTTGAGCCTAAAGAAGGTTGATTATCTGTTGTGGATTGACCTAAAGTATATCTACCCTCTAAGCTACCCCAAGAAGATATAGCACCGCTAGTATGACTTATGCCTTTTTGATATGTAAACACGCATAACGGAAATACATTAACAGCTACACCATCTACAATCTCAATTTGCCTAGATATTTTAGGTGCTTGGTTTGTAGCCGACAAAAGTCTTAGCTGTCTTTGTTTGGGTATAAGAAATACAGGCTTTTTGTGTTGTGTATTATTCTTAGTGTTTGTGTAATAAATAGGTTGTAAAACACCATCAACAGTAACGTAGATGTTTTCACCTACATATTCTGTAACCTCTTTAGTCTTTGTATTTTCTGTAAACTTTACTGTTCTCATTACATTCTAAGGTTTTCTGCGTCTATATATAATGATGCAGGTGCATCTGATTTTCCTAAATTAAAGAACTCTTGTAGCTCTACCTTTGTTGATTCTTTGTGATGTGGCTTGAAATCTATTATCTTGTTTATTCTGTAATAGATACCATCAATAAACACTAAGTTTCTAAAGTCTAGTTTTTGTATATCCGACTTTTCTAAGTTTATATACGCTACTTTTATTCTAGGGTTGTTTCTTAACTGCTCAACCATTCTAGTGTAATAGTTAGAATATAATCCTGACTTAGTGTAAGTTCCGTTAACAACAGTTTCGTGTCTTATGTCTGCAAAAGAAAGGTTGTAGTCAACTGTTTGATGACCGTCTGATATTGTTAACTCTGACAAGGTATTTATTGCAGGGTCATCATTAGGGTCATCTGTTGATACTAGGTTATCGTAATTAACAAACGTAGCTTTATTCCAAGTTTTATTAGCTACTGCTGCACCTGTTGATGGGTCGTTATCACTATCCACATAAGTCCAAGTTCTCTTGCCGTTTGCTGATGAATACAATCCTCCACCTTTTAGAAGTATTCTAGCACCGATAGCAAACTCTTTCTCAGGTCTTTCTACCGCACTAGAAAGCACTAAATCAGTAAAGTCTGTATGATACATAGGTATTAGAGGAACTCTAGCTATATGCGGACTGTAAATTATTGAAGGCTCATACCAATTAAAAGTAGGTGAGAAGTAAGCGTTTTCTACTTTGTACTCTCCGTTTTGTAGATTGCCCGTTGCATCAGTTTCTTCATAAGCACCCCAATCCACAGTATTCTTTTTGTTGTATCTTTCTATAAGAGCATCACTACTAGGGTCTTTGTATTTAAAAATCATATTAGATTTTAACTCATATAAAAACTCGTCTTTTATATTCTTAGAGTAATCTATTTTATCAGTCCAATTATAGGCTGATGCTGTTCCGTTATAAAAGTAATCGTAAGGCTCAATATACACTATTTTTGCTATCGGGTCAGTTTCAAATTGTAAGTTGAATAACTGAGATATACCTTTAACAAAATCAGACTGCTTACCTTTAGGTAGTAAGTGTTGTATGTTTCCTATATCTTCACCACTAAAAAACGCTGAGGTTTGCTCTATCTGAAGGAAGCTACCTGATAACACCTTAACCGTTTCTCTTGTAAGATAATCACCATCTTTGTCAGAACCGCTCCTTCTGTGAACATAATGAACAATCAGAGCTACCTTATCACCCTCATCTAGGTTTGTTTCTTCGTCAAACTGAAACTGAAATTGCTCGGAGGTGTGTATTGCATATCCCGAAGCTGCACTATGACCTATAACAAATGTATCTGATGCACTATCAGAACCGTAGTTTGGCGATTCAACTATGCTTATAAAATCATCTGTATCGTCATTTGTTCCTACCTTTTTTAAAGCAGCATATATTTGAAGCGAAGAGTTTCCATCTAAATCTTGGTTATTAGTAGTTCCTGATGTTGGGTCAATATCAAAGCTAACCTCAACTGTAAGGCTTCCTGTTAAATTAAAAACACCACTACCTTGTGCTGCAACAACTAATCCATTTTCAAAACCACCTGAATGAACAGTTCCGAGTTGTGCATTTCCGTAATCATCCGTATCTAATCCTCCTTGTGCAGGTGCATCATCAACTAAAGTGTCTGAGGACATTACAAACTCTAGCTTATGGTCATCACTATTAAACTGTGTTGTTATGGTAGGGTCATCTATTGCTCTTAATATTGTAAAGTTGTTGTTACCTCCTGAACCTGCATTATAGTCTGCTGTATCAAACTGATATATAGTTTCATCAGCACTCATAGAAACCTTACCTAAAGAGAAGTCTGTATATTCACTAGGTTTCTCAAATATCAAAGGCATTATTAGATTCTTAAAAAATGCACTATCACAAAATGTTGATGTAACACTATATCCTTGTGCTTGAAATATCTTATCCCAAACATTTTTTACAAACACGCAGGGAACGTAGTCGCTGTCAATAACAGCAGGTGCGGTACTATCCTTTTCACCTACACTTAAAACAGGATATACAAGTTTATCTTGATTGAAAACATAATTACCATAATAGCTAGACGGGTCTGTATAACTAAACACTACTTCAGGAGAAGGGGGGTAAGAACTATAAGCTGCACTACTAAATCTTAAATCATCTAATTTGAGGTTTTTGATAGCATCTGCCCAATCCATATTATCACCAAGAAATATACATTCATACTCTAAAACCTCTGTGTTTTTGTATATCTGTGTTACTCTTAGCTTTCCTGTAATTATAGGAATATTATCAGCATATATTGTAGATGGTATATTCTTTAGAACATTGTTGTTGTCAATGTTACCATCTCTATATATGTGATTAAAAAGTCTATTGTTATTTTTAGATGCAGGTATCTTAAATGTTTTACTAAAGCTACCGCTACGAGAGTTGAAATCCCTAACATCAAAGTTCTGAAAACTCAACGACAAAGGAAAGTCATCACTAGACGTAATGTCAAGGTTACCTAATATACCATCCGTAAAATCTCTTAACTCAACTCTTATTTCTGCCATTATTGTATGGTTCTTTTAGCTTTACTTTCTATATAATTTACTGTGCATCTTTGCAAGTTCTCATTGTCAAATGTGGTAACACTAGCATCCTTAATTACAACAGGAACATAGTAGCTTCTATTTAGTGTAGAATACCAACCGTTAGAGTTAGGTATGTCTGTTTGATATTCCCTTACCACAATGTAATCTATCTGAGTAATATCACTTTGGTCATTATAGTTAACCAAGAACATTGGCTTTATATATCTTACACCTGTGTATGCTGTTGACGGGTTATTAGGGTCGTGTGAGTTTGATGTGTACGAATCAGAGTTCCCTGAAACGTAACCTCTAAATGTTTCCCATCTATCATTAGCAGTTTGGTCGTAAGCACTTAGCGTAACATAATGTGCGGGTGATAAGTTTTCTGTTCCATTAGAACTAATTAATGTCGTTCCATCAGCAGCAAGTCCAACAAACCCACAGTAATGTGTGCCATTGCTAGTTCCGCTACTTTTCATTCTTATCTCTATTTCGTAAATACTTTTAGGATTGTAGGGTATAGCCTTTCTGTGATAAGAAAAAAGCTCATCATTGCCTGAATCATTACCAATTACAATAGTTTTTGTTCCTGACAACTGACCATCGGCTGTGCTAAATGATACATCTCCTGAACCTCCACCACTAGCATACCAATCTGTATTATAAGCAGCAAAATCTGCATAGTCAAAACTTTCTCTAAATACTTCTTTGCCTACCCATCCCTTCTCTATCCATACATTTGGTGATGCTAATAAATCCTCAAACATATCCTGCTCACCAACACCATAAGGTCTTGAAACAGCAGTTCCTTCCTTTACAGCTTTTACTTGCGACTTTCTAACAGAAGGGTATTTATCATCAGTAAGACCTGCTACTCTAGGAACTAAAGCACCATAATCTTCTGCATACAAAGGATTCTCACCAACAACAACTTTAGTGTCGCTTGTTGACTGACCTAGCTGTCCTCTAAAGTCAGGATATATGCTTTGCTCGTAAGATTTAGAAGATATGTTTATGCCCTCGCTAAATGTTCCGTCAAAAGTGTAGCTATCTATACCGCCTAGTCTGTTCTGCCAATGAAACCTTACGCCATCAACTCTTTGTCTATTATGGTCAATGTAATATCTAACAGTTTCGCCTATTTGGTCGCTTTGTGCAACTTCAGTATATACATCATAAAACTTAATGTTTGTAAAGTCTGTAACAGCACAATCATCATTAAATCTTTCTCTATTTGTTTCTTTTATGTTTCTTGTTCCTATACCTATTTGACAGACAGAGAATGGCTCATCAGTACTACCGCTATTTGCCCAAGAGTTTAGATTACTACCACTATTTCCCTGACCATCTACGGTTGTTGATATTGACATAGTATAAGAGTTGGTTGAACCTGCTACATCAGTACCTATTAGACTACCATTAAATCCTCTAAATCTAATAATAGCACGAATATCAGTTCCGTCATCATAGTTTAGGAATGACAAATACTCACACTCATCTACACCTATAATTCTATAACTTGTTGGTTTAGTAGTTAAATACTTTTGTCTGCTAAGACCCCTAAGTGAGTACGCACTATGCAAGTACACATTTGATAGACCTGAACCTTGATACACAAAGTCATTATCACTAAGCAGCTTTTCGCCAATGTTAAGATAATGTTCTTCCTCGTGAAGTAAAGCACTATTTGTTGCTATAAATGTTCCTGAATCAGATTCTCCTGAAAGTGTTAGCTGACCATTAGATATAACCTCCAACTCAAATGTTACAGTAAACTTTTGATATACATTGTTTGATATTTCCCCTTGTGTTATATCCCTTCTAACCATTGTGCTTAAATCGTGCGTACAAGGTCTTAGATTGTATGACAAGAAATCTCTACATATTGAAGAAACATCTATGGAGTAATACAGGTAGTTATTGTTTGGTGTATTACCTGCTGCATTGAAGTTGGGTATATTTATACTAGGCTGCACTCTAATAGAAACTTTTTGGTCTGTCAACTCTGAATCCGTAATATTATCGAATGGGGTTATAGTAACCTTTGAGCTTACATAAGCATCTCTATTTGTGGTTTCGGCTCTAGCATTAAACTTTATTGGCTGATATACGCTTTGAAAAGTATTTGCAGGTTGGTCTGTTAACTGATAATCAGGCATTATATTTTGTATTTATGTTGTAAGTATCTATTTATCTGTTTTACTTGGTCGTGAGTAACAGCATCGTGATTAAATATTATAAGCTCTTGCACATTACCTTGAAAGAAGTTTGTTGGTGATATGTATTTATTAGCACCCAATACAATAGGAGAAAGGTTGCCAAAATACCAAGTGCTGTGCATCCAATCGTTTACATTATCGTGTCCTATTTGTGTTTGGTTTGCAAACAAGTGAAATCCTTTGTTGTGAAAGTCAAATCCAACTACTGAAGTTCCATACTCGTAATCAGAATCCAATTCTATCTCCTCACTTTGAGGGTCATACAAAAACCCTCTAATGTTAATATCATTAATATTTCTTGAAAGATTAATAAATATTCTTTGTATATTAGTTCCTTCACCATTTTTACTTAAAAAAGAAAAATTTGCTTCACTTGTTGGTTTAGCTACCCAAATAATTGTATATTCGTGATTAAGACCATTGCTACCGTCAATAGAATTGTTTATGCAACTCATAAAGTCGTTAGCACCATCAAACTCTAGGTAAGGATAGCCATTGTCAGTATTCTCGTACTTGTATATTGGCTTTGCTGTGCTAGTAGCCTGCACAAAGTCATTACCATTACTACTTTGGTCAATCCACTTGTTAACCACCTCGTTACCGCCAAAGAACTCCGTTTTAACGCCCATATCTGCCTTTAGCCACACTTTTGGGTTGTAAGACATAACAAGTGCTTCATCCATAGCTAAAAGGCTGTGAGAGAACGTATTTAAAGTAAAAGTAAGCCTGACTTGTATCAACTTGTCGTTATACAACTCTTTTTCTCGTTCGACAGATATACTGTCAGGACTTAAAATTACTTCTTTACTTGTGTAGCTATCCAACACCCTTTGCAGCCAAGTCAAACCCTCTTGCTCTAATAAACTAAACACCACATCAAGCGAACCTGATTGGTTTTGGTAGTAAGGTTTTGTTATAAGGCACTCAAAGGTGTATTCTTCTTGCACATCACCTTCCGTAGCAGGAAGCTCTGATGTTGGAGGTAAAACAACTAATAATGGGTAGTCATTGTTATGATTCTCGTTTATTTCATTCTCATAACCAAAAATAAAGCCACCATTAATCCATTGTTGCTCAAACCTATCTCTTATTTCTCTAAGTTTTGTAAAACTCATTATTTTATCTGTTTTCGCTGTTCTTCATTGACAGCTAATTCATAATCTCCTTTTGCAGTTTTCCAAGACAGGTATGTTAAAACCTTATACAACTTTTCGTCTTTTACACTTTGCATAGCATCTTTACCCTCTTTTGTAAATACTCCATCAAGTGATAGGTCATATAAGGTGTTCAGCCAACCAAATGGCTTCATTATCTTACTTGCCTTCGCTACTGCGATACTTTTTGTTCCGCCATTTCTGAAAAGGTTTTTATAACGTTGATTGATGCCAAAGTTCGTTTGTTCAAAAAAAAACTGAACTCCCATACGATGTCCATTGTCAACTCACGAAACTTCTTCGCCTTTTCGTCAATATTGTCTAGGTCAACCTCCTCATCTACTTCTTTACACAAAATTGCCATTTGTTCAGGTAAAATATCAAATCTACCGTTTTTTAGGTATTGTGTGTTCAACTCCAACTGTTGACTTTCTATATAATCACCAAAAGTACCTGTTCTTAGGAAGTCCATAGGAAAATAGTAAACTTTTCCATCAAACTCGAAATAATCCATTCCTTTTGGCTTATATTCCTCCATAATCTCGTTAAGGCACTCAATTACTGCCATAACATCATCCATAGGCACGTTTGCCATTGTTTCACCGTCAATACCCGTCATATAGATGAATAATTCCTTATACATCTTATTTTCTTGCATAACGTGATACTTTGTTAGGTCATTCTCGCTATTTGCTTCATCTTCTGTGATTTGATACTTTTTTATTATATCATATACACCACAGTAGTAGTCAACGGTCATTTCCTCCCACTTGTTAGGGATATTGTATTGTTTGTTATTGATTTCTATGTTTAACATTGTTTTTCTACTTTACTTTCTTCTTCTAAATCTTTTAACATATCTGACAGTCTGCCTACCATTTCCATAGTTGCACTATGTATATTGGTTGAGCATTTGTCTAATAAATCCTCATTGGACTTATTTTTTAATCCTGCAAAGAAGCCTAAAGTAGTGAACATAGCTAAATTTGGTATAGAAAACAACCATTCGCTTACACTATCGTCTTTCAAGCCAAAATCAGAGAAATCATTGTGATACATTAGTATATCGCTAAGAATATCTTGAAAATCGTTGTATTTACCACTTTCAGCCATCTCAGTAGCGTCATACACTTGTTTCTGAACAAATGTTAGATAATCTAGGACTATCTGCTCGTGTTCTTCGTTTATGTATATGATTTCACTCATTTCTGCAAAATTAATTATATATGTTAGTTATCTGTCGCAATTTTTGTGCAAATTTCAATTTTATAGGTCATTTATCCAAAAAATACTATTTTCTTACCCCTAAAGTGCTGATTTAGTGCCATAACTAGGCAATCAACCATATCATCGTGCCTTGCAGCAGGAAATTGTTGGCATTGCATCAAAAATTCTTCATTCCAAGCACCTTTGAGTAGTGTTACCCTACCCGTTTCTAGTGTTGGACTTACGTCTTGTACTCTAGCCACCTTGTCTTTAGTTGGCGGTTTATCTTCTTTTACGTTTAGACCTGTTTCTCTAATAAGCGTTTGCACTATGGACTTACCACTTGCTTTAGGTTCTACAAAAATTTTGGACTGTGTTGTATATCCATTTTTTTCTACGAACTTAATTATATGCTTTACTAGGTCAGGAAACTCTAGTCTTACATTCTGTACTGCTATTATTTGCCAAGTGTTCTCTGCAAATACATAGGCTAGTAGTGCTGAAGGGTCATTTTTCTCACTTGCGGTGTATGCGGGGTCGATTATAAAATTGACTACCCCTTCTTTTTGTGTTTCATCTACTTTAAACCACGTTTTCTTAATCATACCGCTATTTGCGGGTGTTGGTCGTTGTTGTAGCTGTCCTGCATAGCCATAAGAGCCTAGTGCCGACTTGTAGTCATCTAACACCTCTTGAGAAAACCTTTCTTTCCAAAATAGACCATCTTGATATTGGTCTGCTAGGCTAGAAGGCTTTAAGTCGCTAGAAAGCTCTGCGGGTATGCAAATATGTTTGTGTTTATCGGGTGAGTTATACAAGAGGTAACCGCTAAGGTCATCTTCGTGTACTCTCTGCATAATTATTATCCTAACTCCCGTTGTAGGATTGTTTAGTCGTGAGTATAGTGTTGACTTATACCATTCGTTAGCATTTTCTCTTTCTATCTGCGAAGCTGCGTTCTTTGGTGATGTAGGGTCATCGACTAGAATTATATCGCCACCCTGTCCTGTTACCGAACCACCAACAGATGTTGCCCTTCTAACTCCTAGATAAGTATTCTCGTATCTAGCTTTTAGGTTTTGGTCTTTCTTAATCTGATAGACTTCTCCCCAATGTTTCTGATACCATTCGCTATTTATGATATCCCTTGACTTAGTTGCGTGTTCTATACTAATCTCTGCCGAATATGATGCTGTGATAAACCTCATCTTAGGATATACTGCCCAACACCAAGCGGGAAACAGAACGGTAACAAGTAAAGACTTACTGCTACGGAAAGGAATATTAATAATTATATCCTTACCCTTTGGTTTATTCTCCTTTATCCTTTCGGCTTCGGCTTGTAGTAAATCGCAAAGGTATTTATGGTGAAAGTTTACTGATATGGGAACAGAGGGTTCAGCAATCTCAAAGGCTCTAATGAAGAACTCATAAAACGATTTCTCGCATATGGCTTTCTCCATTGCCTGAAGCAACTGCTTTTTCTGTTGTTTATCCATCTATCTCAACGTAGTCAGCTAAGTCATCGTCATCATCGACATCTCTTTCGAGGTTTTCCATCTTAGCCTTTAGTTCGTCTAGGCTAACATTATCGTCTAGCTTAATTTCTATTTTTCTACTGTTCTCCGATTTTATTTCTGTTGATTGTAGTTTCGGCATTGCATAGTTAAGCAACTTGGCAATAGCATTTATATATGCTTCAGGATTCTTAGCCGATAGCTTTTCGAGTGCATCCATAATATTCACTTCCTGTCCGCTAAGAGCATTGGCAAGTATCTCTCTTGTTATCTTAGTGTTCTTAGTAATGCTACCCTTACGTCTGCCCGTACCATTGTGATGACCAAAGGTTCTTTTGGGTGAATACTTTTCTGTGTTAGGTAAATCTTCTTTTTCCTCACTCATAATACAAAACTAAATAAAATACTATACATATACAAATAGCTTTATCTTTAGCTTTATTATGTAGGGTATATTATACCCTTCACAAACCCTTCATTAACCCTTTAACTATAAAATACCCTTTTAAAATTTTTTTTGTATTTTTTTTACCTATATTTTAGCATTTCGCACTACTTTTGCGAAAGACTATCTTTTATTTTAACTAACTTCGTACCTTTCCTATCAACGTTGATTAAACGTATTCCAATAAATATTATTTCCTAAATATTATCTACTTATAAAATTGGATTCCATTTTGTTGTGGTTATGTGTATATGCAGAAGTAATAGGTATTAGTTATTTGACGGTAATT